TGGAAAGATGCCGCGCATACAGAGTTGGATGCAGTCATTAGAATATATCAATTAGATGGTTTTAATGGTACAGAAAAGACAACCATTACTAAGGTTGAATATTGGGATAGGAATGGTGTTAAGAGGTATATTTTAATAGAGGGTGAATTAGTACCCGACGTAGAAGCTGGCGAAGAAAGTAGTCATTTTATGGGAGTGGTGAATGGGGAAGAACAAGGTTATAATTGGGAGAAAGTGCCGTTTGTTTGTTTCAAGTATAATCACGAGGAAATACCACTTATTAAGTTTGTGAAGTCATTAGTTGACGATTACGATAAACATAAGTCAGACAATAGTAATAATCTTGAGGATTTACCTAATGGTATTTATGTACTTAAAAATTATGACGGTCAAGATTTGGGTGAGTTTAGGAGAAACCTTTCACTTTATAGAGCAGTTAAAGTTACAGATGAAGGTGGGGTGGATACTTTAACAGTTGACGCTGACATTGAAGCTTATAAACACCATCTAGAAACTACTCGTAAAGATATTTTTGAATTTGGTGGAGGCGTGGATACTCAAACTGAGAGGTTTGGAACCGAAAGGTCTGGCGTAGCACTGAAATTTCTCTATGCCGACCTGGACATGGACGCCAATATGATCGAATCTGAATTCCAGGCGAGCTTGGAGCAGTTGAGATGGTTTATAGACCAACACATTTATAACACAACTGGCAAAGATTACTCCGAAGAGAATGTAGATTTTATTTTTAACCGTGACATAATCATCAACGAAAACGATGTGATTATGAACGCTAAAAACAGTGTGGGCGTTATATCGAAGGAAACTATACTGTCTAATCATCCGTGGGTTACAAACGTCCAGGATGAGTTAGAGCGAATAGAGAAAGAGGAAAAAGAACAATTTAACAGTTATTTTAATGCTTTCGGATCTGTAACTGGTGGTAACGATGGCGAAGAATAGAGATTATTGGAAGAAGCGGTTCGAACAGTTAGAGCAGGCGGCCAATAAAGAAGCGTTAACGTATTTGCGAGAACTAGAAAAACAATACCTAAAAGCTCTACAAGAAATAGAAGCTCAGATAAACACATGGTATCGTAGATTTGCAGTCAACAATCAAATAGACATGAGTGAAGCTAGAAGGTTGTTGAATACCAAAGAATTAGCTGAATTCAAGTGGACAGTGGAGGATTATATCAGATTCGGGGAAGCAAACGAACTAAATCAGTTGTGGATGAAACAACTGGAGAATGCTTCAGCGAGGTTTCACATCTCGAGGTTGGAAGCTTTGAAAGTTCATATCCAACAATCATTGGAGACTTTATTTGATAAACAGCTTAGTGGAATTGACGATTTGATGAAAAAAATATACATGGAGGACTATTATAAAACTTTATTCGAGGTTCAGAAAGGCTTTAATGTCGCCTGGGATATAGCTTCTGTTGACCAGAATAAACTCTCAAAGATTATATCCAAACCCTGGGCTGTGGATGGTAAGAACTTTAGCGAACGGATTTGGACAAATAAAACAAAATTAATAAGTGAATTGCATAATGAGTTAACTCAGATGACTATTCTGGGTAAAGGTCCGGATGAAGCGATCCGAAATATAGCCCAAAAAATGAACACGTCTAAAAACAATGCTGGAAGGTTGGTGATGACAGAGCAGTCATATTTTTCCACTGTGGCGCAGGGGGATGCTTTCCGAGAATTGGGGGTAGAACGATATGAGATAGTGGCAACGTTGGACGATCGCACATCAGAAATTTGTCAAGAATTGGATGGAAAAATCTTCGAAATGAAAGATTTCGAAGCTGGTGTTACTGCCCCACCGTTCCATGTTTGGTGTAGGACAGTTGTTGCTCCGTATTTTGATGATGATTTTGGGGAGAGAGCGGCCAGAGGAGTGGATGGGGAAGTTTATTATGTGCCTGGAAATATAACTTATAAACAGTGGAAGGAGAAGCATGTGAAATAAGAGGGAGGAGATTTGTATTAAAGAATATGAAGAATTAGAAGTTACATGTAAATCAGTAGAATAACAGTTCCCGCAAGCCTCTCAACGATGCGCAACCTGCGGGCCATTAATTAATCTCGCCATTTTGGTATTGTTGGGCGAAAACTAACAAGACATCACCGGACGCGACCGGGGTAAAAAGCGAAGATGAAAGGGAGGATATGAATGGATTGGTTGAAAAAATTACTTGAAGGTTTATCTGAGGAACAAATTAACAATATTACAAAGGAGGTTGAGAAACACTACGAAGGATTTATCCCAAAGCACCGTTTTGACGAGGTGAACGAGGCTAAAAAACAGCTTGAAAAATCTTTGGCTGAACGTGATAAACAATTAACAGAGCTTAAGAAGTCTGTTGGTGACAACGAACAGCTCAAACAACAAATCGAAAAACTCCAGGCTGAGAATAAAACCGCCAAAGAAGAATACGAAACCAAACTCAAAGACATGGCGGTTACTACAGCTATTAAATTGGCTGTTGCTGGAGAAGTACACGATCCAGATTTGATTGTTACTTTATTGGATAAGTCAAAAATTGAGATTGATGAACAAGGTAACATTAAAACTGGACTGGAAGACCAGATTAAAGCTTTGCAAGAGAGCAAAGCTTTTTTATTTGTTCAGAAGGATGATAGTGGTAAAGGTGTTTTTAAGGGCATTACGCCGCCTGACGGCAGTAATGATAATACCGCTAAAGGGATTAAGAACCCTTGGTCCAAAGAACATTTTAATCTGACTGAGCAAGGTCGGATACTTAGAGAAAACCCAGAGCTGGCACAACAATTGCAGGCTAGCGCTAATTAAGGAGGGTAATGAAATGGGTTGGGAAGATGCGTTGACTTACAACAGCGATAAAATAGCCGCAACTAAGGCTAATTTGACTGAAGTTTCTACTCTGATTAACAATAGAGTTAAATTTATCAACAGGACACGTGGAAGGCTTACTCTTGAAGAGCAAGAGCTTTTGCTGATTAAAGACAAAGTTGATAACAGACTCGCTGATGTCCAATCTATTTTGGATGTAGCAACGGTAAAAACTGCTATTGCGGGAGAAACGTATGAAATGGACCAAACTGATGTTGCAGATGGTGATGAAGCTGAAGTCAGTATTATAGCGGCAATTGCGGCCATTATTGATGAGTTGGAACTCAATGATGTTAGTTACGAAATTGAGAAAGTGTCCTATACGCCCGCTATTGCGGGAACTGAAGGTGATGCTGACGGAACAAATGGGAGTTTTGAATTTAAAGTTAAATTAACGAAACGAATTAAAGAAGATGAAACTGATACCTTAACCATGACTATTAAAGCTACACCTTATAGTGCCGGTTAATAATTAAAGGAGGTATGAATTAATGTCTATAACTAGAATTACTGATGTTATTGAACCTAGTGTATTTACCCGGTATACCATTCAAAGGACAATGGAGTTGTCTGAGTTAATTAAGAGCGGAATTGCTCAAAATGACAGGGAATTTGATGCGCTCGCAAGCGGTCCCAATGTCCTTGTTAATATGCCTTATTGGAAAGATTTGACTGGCGATCTTGAAATTATGGATGATACTGGAGAAACCAGCCCTGGTAAAATCGAAGCGGGTAAGGATATGGCCAGGAAACTTGGTTTCGTGAAATCTTATGGGGCGAACGCGTTGAGTTCTTTGCTCTCTGGCGATGACCCAATGAGAGCTATTGCTGATTTGTTTGCAGCGTACTGGAATAGACAGTATCAAAAAATTTTGCTCGCTGTACTCGATGGGATTTTTGATTCTCCCAGTATGGCAGACAAAATTCATGATATTACTGGAGCTTCCGATTCTGACGCTCAATTGCTTAGCGGTAAAACTCTTTTAGATGCAATCCAGTTGATGGGTGACGCAAAAAGTGCAATAACAGGTATGATGATTCACAGCGCTACTGAAACTCATCTCGCAAAAAACGATTTGATTAAATATGAGAAAGAATCTGGCGGTAAGGTCGAAATGCCGTATTTCATGGGTAAGCGTGTTATTGTGGATGATAGTATTCCTGTTGATACAGAAACTGGCGCAACAATCGTTTATTTGTTTGGCGAAGGTGCGATTGCCTGGGGTAACGGTTCTCATCCCGATATTCTCCAAACAGAAGTTGTGAGACAAGGTCTTTCTCTCGCTGGTGAGGATATCCTCGTTAATAGGCGTATATCCATTCTCCATCCTCGTGGGGTGAAGTGGGCAGAGCCTGATGACGGTACAGAGAAAGCATTTCCGAAACTTACAGAATTGGCCACAGGCGCAAACTGGGTGAGAGTATACGAACCGAAAGCTGTTCGTATTGTGAAGTTTGTGTGCAAAATCACATAATGAGAGGGGTTTAATTCCCCTCTCTCTTTATTTAAAGGGAGGTGGAGGGATGCCAAAAGAGCTGACATTGGAAGAAAAGCGAATTCTAAAATTGCGTGAACGAGTGTTAGCAAATCAGAAGAAAAACGCCACCGAACCAGAACCGAAAAAAGGTGGTAAGAAGAATGCTAAAAAATGATGTAATCCAAAAACTTGAAATGTTTGGTTGTGTGGTGGATACTTATGCTGAGAAATTAGTTGATTTATGTATTGAAAAAGCTGAGAATTATATATTAAGTGCCACTAACCAAACCGAAATACCGCAAGGTTTACACCAAGTTACTGTAGATATGGTTGTTGGTGAATATTTGTTTATTTTGAAAGCCACTGGGAAACTTCCTGAGAATTTTAATTTGGAAGCTGGAATTAAACAAATCAGCGAAGGAGACACGACTGTTACTTTCGCTGTTGATGGGAGTAAAACACCGGAACAGAGACTGGATGCGTTGATTAATCATTTATTAAAACCTTCTTCCAGAGTGTTGGCTAAATACAGGAGGCTAAAATGGTAAATGCGGCGAGAAGAGCGATTGAATCGCTTTATACGGGAAGATGTACTGTAATTGAGTATCGAAAAATCAAAAAAGCCAACAAATCAACTGGTTTCGAGGAAGTAACAGTTATCGAGAATCAACCTTGTAGGTTATCTTACTCTAGAGTAACAAAAGCGAATGAGACAGAATCTGCTACAGAGATTACTCAAACGCCAAAAGTATTCCTCCCTCCGGAACTTCAAATAAAACCTGGCTCCAAACTAGTTATAACCCAAAACGGCAGAACAACAGAATTCAAAAACTCCGGAGAACCCGCTGTATATTCCACTCATCAAGAAATAATGTTGGAATTGTTCAAAGGGTGGACGTAATGGTCAAATGGGGCGATTGTGATTTTAAGGAGCTAAAAAAGTTTAAGGAGAAATTAATTGAATTTCAGAAGAACGAATGGGATAAATTCTGTGAAGATAGTGCCAAAGAATTAGCCGCGAGGTTATTGAGAAAAGTAATTAAACGCACTCCAGTTGGACAATATCCAGCTGGTTCTGGTAAGGTAGGGGGCACACTTCGAAGGGGTTGGACAGCTGGCGGTAAATCTAACGCCGCTTCTTATGCGCGCTCATTACCTATTACTAAAACCGGCAACGTGTATCAAATCGAAATAATTAATCCAGTACATTACGCTTCATATGTTGAATATGGGCACAGAACTGTTAACCATAAAGGTTGGGTTCGAGGGAGATTTATGTTGACAATTTCTGAGCAAGAAATAGATGCTCAAGCTCCTAAAATTTTGGAAAAGAAAATCCAAAAGAAGTTGGAGGAGCTGTTCAAATGATTAATAAGATAATTGACGGAATCTGCATGGCTCTTAATCTCGAATTCGGGGATGAATACGAAATTTACACTGAATCAATAGAACAAGGTTTAGAAGAACCTTGTTTTTTTATTAACTGTTTGAATCCTACAAGTGATTTATTTATAGGGAATAAGTATTGGCGAACAAACCAATTTTGTGTGCAGTATTTCCCCAGTACAAACGAACCGTATAAAGAATGTAATGAAGTGCAGGAAAGATTATACGATTGTTTAGAACTAATCGAAGTCAATGAGGAGTTAGTTCGTGGTTCTAAAATGAATGGAGAGATAATCGATGGAGTTTTGAATTTTTTTGTTAATTATGATGTATTCGTTAGAAAAGTTGGGATTCCAGGTGAGTTTATTGGAGAAATTGATTATACCATTAGACCAAAGGAGTGATGTGAATGGCTAAGGTGGAAAAAGAAAAAATTACTTTCGCTAAAGAACAGTTGTTAGATTCGAAGAAATATAGTCACAGAAAAGACATCTTACAAGTATTACTCAAAGATAACCAGCAGTACACGTTTGAGCAAGTAGACAACCTCATTAATGGTTTCTTAAAAAGGAAGGTGAAATAAATGGCTCTTGGTGGCGGAACTTTTATTGCGCAGAATAAAATCTTACCTGGCGCTTATATTAACTTTATTTCTTTGGCCAAAGCTACATCTGCATTGTCTGATAGAGGAATAGCAGCTATGGCTTTGGAGTTGGATTGGGGTCCTGAGGGTGAAGTTTTTGAGGTAACTAAGGAAGATTTTTTAAAGAACTCGCTTAAAATCTTCGGTTACGATTACTCTCACGATAACCTGAAAGGTTTACGTGATTTGTTCCTTAATATCCAAAAGTTATATGTCTATAGGTTAACCAGTGGAGGGGTTAAAGCCACAAATGCATTTGCAACGGCCAAATACTGCGGACCACGTGGAAATGATTTGAAAATTGTTATCCAAACCAATGTTGATGATGATCAGAAGTTTGATGTTAAAACCGTACTCGGAACAACTGTTGTGGATGAACAAACTGTGGCTTCTTCGGTTGAATTACAGG